TGGGCGCGACATTGCACACGGTCAGCGAATATGCTGGCGGGTTACTGCGAAGGGTGGGTTAGGTTTTTCTACTCAAGCGTCACCCGTTCGGTGTTTTAATTATTGCCCGCAAGATGCCCCCAAGCCTAACGACGAAGGTGATACGTGTTGTAAAGAAATCGATGTTAAGTTAGAGGTCACGGGTCCAGAAAAAATGAAGTGCATGAGTGATTTTCAAACATTCAATGCGGAAGTGGATTGGGTTAAAAAAGATGATCGAGGAAATACACTAGCTTCAGTGGAATCCGCAGAATTTACCATAGAGGGTGGTGAGGGTATCCAAGATAAAGTTTCGGTGTTGGCGTCTATGGGAGAACCCTTTAAAAAACAATGTATCTTATCAACCACGGGGGATGGTAGCGATGCTGAGCAGTTTACGTTTAAATTGGTTTACACTGTAAATTTTAGTTACCTACCCACTGCTGCTACTTTTGAATGTAGATTTGAAAAAGAAATGACGGTGGACTGCGTGGCGCCCAGCTATGACCCACTTCAGGCATCTCCCTTTTTGTTGCTACCTAGCATCGGTTTGTATGCGCTGGTAACTAGCGGTGGTACTCCCCAGTGGATGCCAATTTCTTGTTAAAGGTAAGCTATGGGCACGTTACGAATCGACCCGGTTACTGGTTGCTTATGCGAGTGCCCAGAAGGTGCGTGCCCTGAATCTGGAAATGGCACGTATGGTTCGCCTACGGCGTTTGCAGATTTGAATTATAACGAATGGTACATTAGGACTGTTTCTTCGTTAAGCGGTGGTGCCGGCCCTTCGATGTACTTTCTAAAACCGCAATCAACCGCGAATCTTGGCGGTGGGTGTAGCTCACCATCGTATGCTTACCGAGTCATCGAAGAAGCGGGACCGGATTTATGCACCAGCGGTTCCTACGGACACCCAAAATGTCAATACAGAGTAAAGCTAGAAGATGCCGGCGATTGCGATTGGGACGCCCGATTATTTCTAACTCGATTGATGACCGGCAAAATTAAAGTGGACTATGCGGTAGGTTCTTCGTCATGCGGTCGATATACGATTTTCCATCATAATCTAGTTGGTCCCGGTGGTACCGACCGAACCAGCTTGCCGGCGAAAGATAATTACGGCGTTTACCATATTGGAAACAGCGGAAGCGACGATAACGATGTGTCGTTTGCGGGGTGTTGCAGCGGCGGTCCTATTTGGAATTTAGGTACAAAAACTTCTACCGTTGCGGCAAGCGGTACGTTTTCGGGTACTACGTTTGATTCGGGATTTGCAATCGAAGTAGACGCCCCTTCTTATGTGCAAGATCAACCAACAACTTTTTTAGCGGTTAGTACCGGACCTAACACCGCAGATTCTACAGACCTTTGGCGACCGGGAATTTATGCCGATATTTTGATTGGCGCGCCGCTTCAGCAAATGATTTTAAAGGTTCGCGCCGCTGAAACGGGAACGTATAAACTAAAAGTGTGGGCGGGGTGTTTTAGTTTAGGTGTTTTCAATGCAACAATTACAGTGGGTAAAGTTTCGATGGATATTAGCGCGAAGATTGGCAGCGGCGCATATACCACGATGATTACAAATTTTGAACCACAACCAACATGGACGCCTAGTACGGGTGACCCCACCATTGATAATTACGCTGGACCGACTGGCACCGTAGGCGGTCCCGATGTAGCGGGGAATGAACTCACAACGGGTGGACCGTGGGCAGAGGAATCTAGCGGTACTTTGTCGCTTACCGCTGGCGATATTGTAACTGTTAAATGCGAACGCGCTTCTAAGTGGGCTACGTGGAATCCCGGCGGGAGCGCAACATATCGAGACTTGTGGCGAGAAAAAGCACTTAGCGCGGTGGGGTTAATAAAACAATGATATATCGTGACGCTATCGCCCTTATAGGGTCCGACCGACTAGCCTATTTTCAACAGGTTGTGCAGACGATTTCACGTAATAAAGATATTGAGAAATTGGATATATTTTTATTCTTAGATCGATCTTTACGGGAGGATGCCAACAAAATAATGAGGCAGCATGTTGACGCGGTTACTCAGTACCTACCACAAGCTACTATTATCAGGCGAGAAGAAAATTGGGGGTGCGGAAAAAACATAATAGATGCTAGGCGGCATCTGTTTGATCGGCTAGGCTATGACAAAGTTTTTATCGTTGAAGATGATATGCTTTTGTCGGACACCTATTTTTCGTATTGTCTTAATCTTTTAAATTGGGGCCGCGAAAGATACGGTAATATAGGCGCGGTTCAGGGGTGGTACAAATGTTTTTTATCTAAGGAAGAAAAATTAAAATGGTTGGGTGTGGTGCGGGCAACCTTTATATCAAATTGGTGGGGTTATGTAATTACGCACGAATGCTGGAACGATATTCGGGGGTATGTATATGAGTTTGAAAATGATAATTTGAATTGTAATTATTGGGACCGAGATCACAAGAAAATTGTAAAGTGGTTTAAGTCTAAATTTATTTCTGTTGCACGGAAACCTAATCAGTTTTTAGTTGATACCGATTGGGAACATGCCCGTAATAAAGTAGTGCAAAGTCCCCCCACGGGGCAGGATGCTATAACTTCGCTTGCTATGCACGCCACCGGTTACGTTAGACTTGCGCCGGTTGTAAATAGGGGTCAATATGTTGGCGAAGTAGGAATCCATATGCACCCGAATTGGTTTAGGCGGGAAAGATTTAATGAAGTAGTTTTACACCCTTTTTCGGGGGATGCTATGTGCCATTCGTTTAAACCATTTTCAGACGACATGGTGAAATATTTAAAGGAAAGTCCATCACCCATAGAGGGTCTGCGTATGGTGACACAATGAATGAACAAAATATGGACTGGAGTCACAACAATAAATCATTTATTGAAAAAACTTTTACGTTTGCAAAAGCATTATTAGTTGGGAAAGATGTTTCCGCAGATCAAATAAAAAAGCGGCTTGAAATCTGCGCCACCTGCGACCTTGTAAATGTATCGGCTGAAGGTTCGATGCTATGTGGTATTTGCGGCTGCAAACTACGTGAGCAAGGTTTACACAATTTGGCTAGGTACGAAGAAACGCCCGAATACGGATGCAAGCACCCCAATGGTTCCCGGTGGAAAGAACGCGGAGTATGACATAAAGTGAAAATTGCAATCGTCGGTGAATCGCCTTGCAATCCGTCAGGATTTGGCCAGCAGGTTAGGATGCTCGTAGATGGTTTTTCTAGGCATGGTCACAATGTTTCGTGCGTGTCGGTTGCTTGGACGGACGAAACCTTAGACCATATCGATGAGTGGCGATTACCCAACATTCGTGATTTGGACAAAGTTGATGCGGCATTATCTTTAATCAATCCCGATGTAGTAATTTGTTTTTGGCATACATCCGGCGTACAGGATTTTACATCGCTTAAATATCCCCCCGGTAATTGTTTAGTTTTTTACTGGCTACCGTGGGAAGGCAGCACACTACCACCCGATAGCGAAGATTATTTTAAGCGCGTTGAGTCGGGGCGCATGGTTCATCTTTCAAACTTTGCGCATGAGCTATGGGTTAATCACGTACAAACTAGCGAGGTTATACCGCACGGGGTAGACCCTAAAATCTTTTCACCTGATTACGCTACAAATCCTCTTGTTCAGCGCCAACTTTTAGTATCCAAATGGCGCGAAAAATTAAATGCACCTATCGATATCAACGATATAATTATTTTAAGTGTGGACCGAAACATATGGCATAAAAGGTGGGACGCCTCTTTTGACTTTATAAAAAAGTTACAAACAAAAACAGAAAAAAGAATCCGTTTTATTGCGCACACCAAAAAAATAGAAAAGGGTGTAAAACCTGTTGATGGCTACGATTTACCCGCACTTGAAAAGACGTATGGATTAGATAAGGGAACTGTAATTTATACCAATTTTGATTGGATGCGGGGTTTACCCCGATCCGATATGGCAGACCTTTATCGAGTTGCTGATTTAAGAATTTCAATGTCACAAGGCGAGGGTTTTGGAATCCCCACAATTGAAGCGTCTATGTGTGGATGCTTACAGATTGTAAACAATACAACTACGATGCCCGAACTATTCCCCGAGGGTAGCCCATGCCTTGCTGCTCCTGCAATGTCGGAATCGAAACGAGGTGTTTTGTATCAAGTACCTAATGTAAACGCGATGGTAGGCCGCGCTCATAGATTATTATTTAAAGCTACGGATAAGGTTAGGTCTCAAATAGTTCATTCCAATTATAAACACGCACTTGCACATTTTACATCTGAAAAGATGGTATCCGCATGGTTGAAATTGATAGATACTAATTCAAATTATCCCGATTCAAACCGCTGGTATAGATTCCGTGACGGGTACGAAACAAATCATCACGCTGAGCGCGACAATTACCATATGGCGCAGGTGCTAACTAAGTTTGGAGACGATTCTAAAGTTTTAGAATTAGGATCATTTACGGGTAAATTTATTGAGTCCTGTATTTCAAGTGGCTTGTTTGTACACGGAATTGAACCAGATGTTGCCGCGTTTGAATTAAGCAGCAATAAATCAAAACTACTTTCTCGCAATATTTCATTTTTGGACGAATGGCCCGAAACTGATATAATTGTGGCAACCGATTTTTTAACTCTGTATCCTACAAACAAAGCGAAAGAAATTTTGGAGCTAGCCGCTTCTCGGGGTAAGTGGATCGTAATACGAAATAAGCCTCTCTATCGGAAAGGTAAAATTACGTACGACTTAAAGTGGGCAGATAAGTTTTTAGAGGGGCTAGGTTCTGGCCGCAGATATGATTTAGAAAAGGTTATCTGTTCGCGATGGTTCAAAGAATTTTCGCACGAAATTTGGCAAACGAAAGAGAGTTGGGAAGACGTACTCATTCCCCCAGGATTTGAATAATGGCAAATTTTATAAATTTAGTTTCTTGGAATGTTTCGTGTGCAATTCACGGTGAATATTCTGCGGGTATGTCGGTTGTAGACAAAGACGACGAATACGATGTAACCTCTCATTGGTCCCCTATTTCTTGCACGTTAGAAGCGACTGCACCTACGATCCAGGCGGCAGGTGTGGCCACCTCTGACGTAGCCGGGTCTATTCAACACGTGTACGGGATCATTGAAAGTATATCAAGCACTGAGGGTATCAGTGAAAAAACAAAAAGTTTTAAGGTGGTGTCGTTTTTTTCTCGCCTACAAAACAAACCCGTTATCGAACATGGCACCGGTACTATCCAATCTATTCTAAATACGATTGCACTTGGCGATTGTGGGATGCCCGCAGACTTGTTTGATTTTTCTGCTGTGCCTACGCAGTACACGTACACTGGAATTATCAAAGGTGAAAATGTATTAACTGAAATGAGAAGGTTGGCGCAGGCTGCCACGTGTTACTTATTTGTAAACGAACAAGGTAAACTAATTGTTGCTCCGTGGAAGGATGCCGGTTCCTCCGTCGATTACACGATTCCCCCCGCTTTTATTATCGGCGCTGGTAAAGAACTAACCCCGAAACCTCCTGCTTCTATTGTAAAAGTGCGGGGCCAAGATTTAGGATCGGTAGACCCACCGGGGCATTTTATTAGGTCAGCTTCAAAATTAGCTAACGCTAATTTGGGGACGGGTGGTGTTGTTAGGGCACACCATACAGGAGCATCATCACCAGCAGGTTTGTCACAAGTAACCAAGATTAGTAAGGGTGGGACCATTACCTTACCACCCAACATATGGAACGCCGATGCTCCTAAATCAGATGAGCAGGGAATGGGAATGTCGCCGGGGGTGGAAGATGTAGCGTGGAACAGTAAAGGCGAATTGGTAAAAGTTAAAGAAAATGCAACCCGCGAAAATTTTACTCCTTCCGGTTTGGGGGGAGTTGCCGCAACTAATTTTATTACTGCTACCGCTGTTTCAGGGCAGGGTATTTTTGGCCGTAAAATTTTAATTATATGTAACGCGGTGCCAACTGCGGCGTCTATATCGGTCAGGACTCGAGGGCAAAGAATCACTGTTACGTTTGAAAGTGGCACCGCTGATTTGGACGCAATCATAGCGGCAATAAACGCAAATGTGGCGGCTGCAAAACAGGTGACTATGTCGGGTGTTGGAACGTCTGCGGTTTTAAATAGGTTTACTTTCTTTTTGGATGATGGGGAAACAATAGATCGTGATGAAGAATTAGAATATGGTATGGAGGCTACTTCGGTGGGATATCGACCTCCAGAAGACCTCGGGAAGTCGGGGGCGGTACGTTTCGGTGACTACAAAACAAAAACAGATTTAGACCTTAGAGCGCTTCGAGATTTTGAGAGTGGTGAGGAGGTACACAAAGCCGGTTTTCCTGCCGGTGGCGCTAGGGCCGGCCAGTCCGATGACGATATGCAATCAGATGAACCCGACCCGCTCAGAGTGGAGGCGAGTTTAGGTGATTGTAATGTTCTTACCTTTGCAGGCATTGCAAGAGAAGAAGTCGATAATGAATACATTGCATCCAATTCTCAAGCTGACTTAGTAGCCATTCGATATATCAACGAAGTGGATTTAGATAGAAATTCGTACAAAGTAGACATGGTGTACAATCCAAACATAAAGTTAAATGATGTTGTACAATTTGACCTACCCCAAACAGGCGTTACGATACGGGGGCCGGTTGTCGATATGACAATAAATTATGCTGCAAATCCGCAAGCTACCATGTCGATAACGGTTCAAAATGTTTTATCGTTAGGCAACGATCCACCTTCTTCTAATCTTATTACTTTCCCAGACATTCCATATATGGGAGGGCAGGTGTGGGTAGATAAATTTTCTAAGGCATTCAAAGCTAACTATTCTGCAAACACTATTGCAATAGGTGCAGGCACTCCCTGCGTTATCACGGACACTGCGAACGGATTCGTGGACGCAGGCTTTATTGCCAACCAGTGGATTTATATTACAAATTCTGCGCATCCAGAAAACATAGGGAGATTTCAAATCGCATCATTATCCGCAGGTACTCTTACGATGCGGGCAAATGATACGCTAATATCGGAAGCGGCAGGGCGTACCCTACAACTACGTCATGCGGCTGCTGAGCCTAGCGAGTTTCAATATGTCCGTGCGTTAGCCGGAACCATTGTACTTAATATGAAAGATTCGGGGGTTGCCCGGTTTGCACAGCAGACGATAGCCACTATCATAGGCAAAACATATAAATTCAAATTCTCTGCGAATCGTGTTAGCGGCGTAACTGCTTTAGTTTTTACATATGGTACCGGTTCTGCTACTATTACCCCTGCAACAGAACAAACTTTACTTGAGTATGAATATTCACACATTGCCTCCTCGATTTCTACAACTTTAAAATGGGAGGCCACAGGAGAATGTCGGTGGGAGGTGTCTACAGTTGCCGCGCACCGTACTAATTAAACTATGGATAAATTTGTTTCCGACTTGTTTAGTCGCCCCCTACCTATTTCTAATGATGCGCTGGTTGTTTATTTTATTATGCGTAGCGATATAGCCAGGAATGAATCGGTGACATCCCGCATTTTAAAAGAGGACGGCAAATTGGTTTGTGGTTTGGATGTTCCCACCATTGCGCAAAGATCGGGACTTTCTGAACTCAAAGTAATAACAATGTTTGACCTGCTATCAAATGTTGGGTGGCTAAAATCCTTTTCTAAAAATACGTATCAGTTGGGGGAGGTTAATAATTTGGTGGTTTATTGGTACGTTGAAGAACTGCCCGAAGAAATTCAACCCAAAGAAGACGAAGTGGTAGACGAAATTGTACGACTTGCCAACGAACAAAATAAACGCAGTGAGTCAAAGCGCCCTAAGCAGTTATCCCAAAAAGTGCAACAAAAGATTGCTGCCGAATCTTTAGGTGGTTTGGTACGAAAAGAAAAAGCCTCTACGCAAGTTCTGACACATTTTTGTACCAAGGTTGAAAAGTTGTCGGGTCAAAAACCAGACTTAAATTATCAAACAAAATACGTGTATGCCGGGAGGTTGCTTCGATGGTGTAACGAGGACATAAACACCACCAAAGAGTTTATTGATTGGACGTTGAAAAATTGGAAGTTGCTAAAAGATATTTTCTCTGCGGGTGATTTTCCTACTTGGAATTTACTTTGTACCAAAGCAGTTTTTGATAGTGTTTCACGTTTTAGATTAAAGGGAATCCCTACACCTGAGCAGCGCGCCAAAAAGGATACCACCGGGTTAGCGACACGCGCCGATACAAAGGAAATCGAGGGTGCCAAAGATGCAGGATGGTAACAAGCAACTACTCATTACCGATCACTATCTGCGCCGATTATCCATCCCAAAAGTACATTGGGACGCCTCGTATGAACGCATCCCGATGGGATGCAAGCACCGGGGAACTATTCGGCGATATTTAGATGACATAGAGGCCCATATTTTGACCCCTGCTGGCCTCCTGCTTTTTGGTGAGTATTCAACCGGGAAAAGTGCAATAGCGTCCCTGTGCCTAAAGGAAGCGGCACGGTGTGGGATTGTTGGGTATTGGATAAGTGCAGGCGACCTACCCCGCTATCAAATCAATGGTGAGCCTTTTGATGAGGAGGTGAGTTGTTATATTCGAGCATGTTCGGTTCCGCTGTTGGTAATCGATGAATATTTTATGCGTGCAGAAATGAAGTGGACCGAGGATGCCGTAGATGCCCTTGTAAGGCATCGAGTCGATGACCGGTTATGCACGATCATAACCACCAACCATGCTCCCCCGCAAATACAGAAGGCTAGGCCAGCCTTAGCCGCAGCATTGCTGGAAGCAGTGTACCCGGTAAAAGTGTCCGGCCACGATTTTAGAAAAGAAATGGGAAAATTGATTGACATTTAGGTTGTGCCTACGTATGCACAAAAGGAACAAGAATCTATGGACAGTTTAGGCGCTAGGTTAATTCGCTCGCTATTATCGGCGAAAGAAACAACAAAACTTTCCGAGTACCGCATAAATACTTCTGATCTTTTAGGCGATGCTTCCAAAGCTATGGCGTGGGTTTTGGAGTTTGTACGAAAACATGGCGAGTGGCCATCCCAAAAAATTGTAGAGGAAAATTGTGGTGTCGAGTTGCCCAGCGAAGCAGACCCCCTAGATTATATTTGCGATCAAGTGCGCAAACGGTCGTTAGGTAAATCGTTAGAAAGTGATTTAAGAAAAGCCGCCGAAAAACTAGAAGGCCGCGACCCCGACGAAGCCATTCGACTTGTAAGCGATGCGGTAATAAGTCACCGCAAAAAATCGATAATAAAAAGTGATGTAATTAGTTTTCGTGAGTCGGGAAAAAAGCGGATTGAACTATACGATTCGTTGGCGGGGTTAGGTGGCTACCACGGAGTTGAAACACCGTGGGGGGGTCTCAACGGAATGATTCAAGGGTGGGTGGATGGTACGCTCAACGTAGTAACCGCGATGCAAAATACTGGCAAAACATGGTTCCTCGGTGTGTGTGCAAATCATGCGCTAAGTTTAGGAAAAAAGGTTGGTTTTATTACACTTGAAATGTCTACACAACGTATTGCCCGCCGTATGGATTCGATAAAATACAAAGTACCTTTTAAGCATTTACGAAACGGGGACATGGACGATGTAACTGAGGACACTTGGAAGCGGGAAGTGCTACGAGACACCACGGGAGAGGGTGACATTTTATTTACCGACAAACAACTTATTCGGTCGGTGGGGGATGCAACATCATTTGTTATGGAATATCGACCAGACATTTTATTTATTGACGGTGGGTATCGATTCCAAGCAGCAGGCCGTAGTAATTGGGAGCAGCAAGTTGATGTTGTGCGGAGTTTACAATTATCAGCAGAGTCAACTAATATTCCGTGGATTGTGTCAACACAACATGGGGATGCAAGTGAAACGGGCAAAGATAAAAAATCATCTACGGCGATGCGGGCATGGGGAGTTAGATTTGCTAAGGAGTGGGTTACCGATCCTGATGTAGTGATTGGATTGTTTGCCAATGAAGATTTGCGAATTTGTAAGGAGTTAGAAATTTGTTGCCTCAAAATGAGAGACAATGCGGGAGAATTTCGCAGCGAAATAAAAATAAACTGGGATACCACCGCTATGAATTTTTCAGAAATAGAAGGGGACGCCCCCGAAGATTTGGGGGAAGCGGTCGTTTCTTTTTAAGTTGACATTTTATGTGATACGGGATACAGTCCACCTTAACCTTTAACCTTTGGGGATTTAACTATGGAAATCACTTTGCACGGAAAAGTTGAAGGGCACGAACTTACAAAAAATCTTTTTGCATCGTTTGATTGGCAGGGAGTCTACGAAGAAGAACCGCAAACCTATGATTGCCCCGGTGGTTGGTCATGGGAATGCCACGAAGTAACGAACGCAAAAGTTTATGATAATTGGGAGTGTACGAAGGGACGCGATGCCACCAATAATCAAATTGAAGAAATGACAACTCACGTGACCGATTGGAAACCCCAAGAAGCGTTTGATCGGTCTGATAACGATTAGGAAGGTGCCAGATGAAATTGATAGTAAAAAAATCACGCTCAGGCAAGTGGTATATCGGACCATTCAAAAAAACGGATTGTAGGTTTAAGTGGGCGGGACCGTATCCAACTCAGGCCGATGCGAACGAGGATCGACTGGGGATGGGGCGTTTTATGCGAGGCAGTGGATTATTTGAAAGCAAGAAAAATTAGGCACGACAAATACGTATGACCTATAACGATTTAATGGTTGTTCTCTCGAGATTGGGTGTTGCTACCGATTCGATAAGTGCATCACGCCCAAATCAGGTATTGATTCCGTGTGTGCTTGCTAAGTGGATGCACAAGAGCGGTAGCGATTCGCACCCTTCGCTAAGCATCCGATACGGCGATGCCGACAAATGGACCGTTTTCAAATGCTTTGCATGTAAGGAGCAGGGGCGACTATGGGAACTTGTAGACTCTGTGGGCCAATTTACAAACGATTCCGAAATAAAAAATCTATCATTACAACTTGTCGAATCCGATAAGCCTAGCCTTTCTGCTAGATTCTCGAGCATGTCCGAATCGTTTGACGATTGGTTTAGATCGACACCCGATGGCATCGCTCGTACTTTAGATGAATTTATATTGGAAAGATTTAAGGTGGCCTACAGCGAAGAAGTTGCAAGACTTTATTTGCAAAGTCGCAAAGTCGATGAAAAATTGGCGACCCTGTTTGACATAAGATACGATCCACGATCTAACCGTGTGTTATTTCCGGTGAGAAATAAAAACAAAGAGTTGGTTGGCGCGGTAGGTCGATTACTTGGGGAAGGTGAACCGCGCTATTGGAATTATTTAGGATTCCCCGCCGGCAATACACTAGGGGGCATCGAAAAATTGACAACCAATTCCACGTTAATTGTTGTGGAAGGATTTTTTGATTTACTAAGGTGTTATCAATGGGCATCCGACAACAACGCCGATGTGGTATGCACGTGGCGTGCTGAAATTTCAAAAACTCAAGCGGGCATCTTGGCAGGACTTGATAAAAATATTCAATGTTGGTATGACCAAGATGAGGCAGGTTATCGCGGATTCGATGTTATGAAAAAATCCCTAACGGGAGTCTACGGATTGAAACGGGCTAATTGGCCCGAAGCAATAGACGTAGGGGCAATGTCCCCAAAAAAGTTTGCATCAATTTTTGAATCTCTTAAAGGAGAAATCTAAATGGCGAAGAAGAAAAAAAAAGCAACTTCCAAACCGTGGGAAGTAAGTGATGGCGGTTTAGTTGGAAGCGATCTCGGTAGCGATACCGTTAAAAGAGCGGGCAGCGTAACATCTAGATTTTGGTTACCCAAAGGCGAGGAGCGCCGGATTATTTTTTTAACCGAAGGTGATTCGGCCCGAAAAATTTGGGAACATCAAGTACGGGTGAGCGGTGATTGGCGCAACTGGTTTACTTCGTTGGATTGGTGTGGGATTAGTCCCGATCCTCTCAAAGACTTTGCGGAAGAAACCGGGATGTTTAAGCGGTACAATGCTTATGTATTTACGATCATCGACACTCACGAATTTACAGACCGACAAGGTAACAAACGGAAGAATCTAAAAAAACTTTTACTAGCTAAACGAGATACCGCCGAAATACTAAAACGGTTGTACTTAAAGCGAGTTGAAAACGAAGAAGGGCTTATGGGCGCTATGTTCGATGTGTATAGGACCAATTCTGATAAGTCTGCTTCGGTTGGCGAGCAATTCGAGTTTGTAAAAATGGTAGACCTTAGCGGGTTAGACGATACCGATGAATACGATTACAGTGAAATCTTTGAACCTCAACCGGATCGTGTAGCCGAAGTTGCCGCGCAACTACGGCGTGAAAATGGATTAGAGGAAACTGCTTCCCCTGAAGGTACGAAGGCCAAAGTAAAATATTAAAGGGCCTTTTAGGCGGGGTGGGGTAACGTAGCGATAAAGCGTTAGGAATTGGATTTACGCCCAATTCGCTCCACCCCTTTTTTATGTCACGGAGGATATCTATGCGCAATGATTTTGTGAAAAATGCGATTGCTTACGGTTCATTTGCTTTCGATATTGAACATCCCCCAGAGTTAAATATACACGGCAGCAATTTTAGGTTATCGGGTATTTCTTTTGCTACTTCTGGCATTTCTTTTTATGAAAAAAACATAGAACGTGCGCTAGGTTATTTGGATGAGTTGTTTGCTACCGATGCCGAGTGCGTAGCATGGAATGGTAAGTATGATTTGAAAGGCATTCACCAAATTGGGTTTTCCAAGTATCCGAAAAAATTAGTCGATCCTATGGTAGCGCTTAATTTATTAGACGATAACCGAACGCCTCACGAATTAGGATTAAAACCTGTTACCTACGATTTGTTTGGGCATAAAATGTCCAATTACGAAGAAGCGTGGGCACACGGTGAAAATTCCGCCGAGTTTTCAAAATATGCAGCGGAAGATTCTTATTGGACGTTACGTGCTTGGGATTACATGAAACCAAAGTTAGAGGAGCAATCCTTATTAAAATTGTTTGAACGAATTTTGATGCCCGCAGCCATCGTGTTTACGGACATGGAACGTGCAGGGATTGGGTGGGACTTGCAAGGCGCAAAAAAATTACTACGTGGTTTTCAAATTTTACGGCGAGAGAAGGAAGAAGAAATCTACTCAGAAATTGGGGAATTAAATATAGATTCGGGGGACCAACTAGCGAAAAGGTTGTTTAACGAATTGGGGTATTCAACCAGCGGTTTAGAGATGACAAAAAGTGGTAAACGATATTCAGTAGATGCAAAAGCTATGGACAAATTGGCGAAGCGTTTTCCAGTCTGCGAAAAAATTAGAACGTATCGAACCGCAACGAAAATGATTGGAACATATATCGAACCGCTAACGCGGATGCACTTAGCAGACCCTATGGGGAGAGTACACCCTACCTACTGGTTGGTGTCGTCTACCGGCAGGGTACGATGTGAAAAACCAAACTTTCAAAATATACCTAAGTGGCTAACGAAGAAAAAAGAATTTTCGCACTTGTCTATTCGTGGGAACATCGTGCCGGCAGAAGGTAGAAAATTAGTTATAGCGGATTTTTCACAAATTGAATTACGATTAGTGGCGCACGTTACAAAAGATAAAAAGTTTTTACACGCTTATCAATCGTGGAAGTGCCAAGAGTGTAACAACGAAGGCGTATCGACTTCTATTTTGCATCGTTGCCCCGCTTGCGATTCGTTTGAAAATGAAAAGCACGGATTCTGGCATGGTTTAGATATTCATCAGCAGACTACTGACATGGTTCCTGCATTGGGGGGCGACCGGCAAAAAGGAAAGACCGCAAATTTTGCTTTAGTGTATTGCGCCACCGCTTTTCGGTTGTCTTATGAATACCCCGAATTTACGAAGCGACAATGGCAGGAGGTGATAGACCAATATTTTAATAAACATACCGGGTACGCTGGGGTCCATAGATGGCACCAACAGATGCAAGGCGTGCTGCACAGGAAAGGGGTTTGCGTTGATATATTTGGACGGCGGCGCCGGCTTAACAAGCACCAAATAAACGGAAATCCTAAACATGCACTTAATCAAATTGTGAATTTTTCGCCTCAGTCCAGCGCTTGTGGGGTCATGTTGTTATCGATGGTGAAAATGCGAGAATCATTTTTGGAAAAGGGGTTATGGATGAACGGGGTATGGCCACAAAATATGGTTCACGATGAGGTTGTGTTGGAAGTTGACGAATCAAAAGTAGACGTTGCAGTAGACATCACCCGTTTACACATGGAAAATTGTGTAGACCTTGTGGTGCCTATTCGCGCCGATATAGATGTGTCGAATAGATGGGTGGAATCCGGAGAATGAAAATAGCACGATTGAATCGTCTTTTGTGGGTACCAACTAGGACAGTAGATGTGCCAAGTATTAAAGCAGACACCACGGTAGTAACTACTAAACCCCATATTGGAAAACCGCGCAAAGTAAGCCTACACGAAATTAAAAACTTTGATGAAGAACAATGGCTAGGTGTCCCACGTAGTTGGGGACTTCAACAGGCTTGGTTAGAACATAACATTGTGGATGAAACTGTTTTCCGTAGCCGAGGTTGGCCTGCTATATCTATCGAAAAATATTGGTCGGGGCAGGAGGATTCGATAAATGCAATTACTAAAAGTTTTACAGGGGGAACTTTAGGGGCGTTGCTTGAGGCACCTTGTGGATCGGGAAAAACTTTGATGGGTTTGGCGGTAGCCGCTAATTTGAATACACCTGTTTTAGTTGTCGTGCATAAAGAAGATTTAGCGCACCAATGGCAAAAAACAGCAAAGCGCTGTTTTGGTGCCGTGGATATTGGGCATATTCAGCGCGACAAATGGAGTTTCATGGGCAAGCATCTAGTAACAGCAACCGCTCAGACTTTGTATTCTCGCCGACACAAACTACCAAAAAAGTTTATCGATTCATTTGGTCTGGTTATTTATGACGAAGGCCACCGATATCCCGCAGAAACTTTTGAACACGTTTTACGGATGATGCCCGCAGCGCATAGGTTAGCCGTGTCGGCTACGTGGCGCAGAAAAGACGGGTTGGAATGCGTGTGGGATTGGCACGTAGGCCGGGTTGAATGGCGCACAGCATCTACAAGGCTTGTGGGGGAATACGCACAAGTTAAATGGGAAACTAACCTCTACGACAAAATGTTTTTGCAGTACGGGAGGATATCCCATACCCAGTGGGTAACAGCAATTTCTGAAAATGATAAATACAACGCATGGTTGGCAGACGAATTAACCAGAGGTGCCGAAGTTGGTCGGCGTGTATTGTGTGTAAGTGATAGGGTTGCACACTTACAAAATTTACAACATAGAATTCTTGGGAAGGGGCTTGGCGTGACGGTGGGGTTGTATGTAGGGTCAACGGATAAAAAGAAATTAACAATTCACGAATTAGAAGCAGCTAAGCAATGCGACATAATTTTGGCTACTTACGGAATGATGAGCGAGGGTACTGATATTCCTGCTTTAGACACTTTGTTTATCGGTACGCCTCGAGTGGATGTAGAGCAAGTGGTAGGGAGGATACAAAGGCACAAGGATGGGAAAAGAAGACTGCTCGTTGTTGACCCAGTTTTCCAAACCAGATACATGAATGCTTTATGGTATAAGCGACAGCGAATTTACAAACGTCTTGACTTCACGGAGCATCTATCTAATGAAAAAAGCTAAACCTAAATCAACGGTGGCGAGGAAAAAAACAACCTCACCGAAACGACAAACATCTAAGGATCGAAAATTGGTGCCCGCGCAAATTGTGGTGTCAAAAATGTATAAAGATCGGGGGATTGTAACCCAAGAGGAAGGGGGCATCACTGAAAATATAAACATCGCACCTTTGGTACCCGATACCCCGGTTTGCAGCGTGGAGTATGCTTCGCAAATGACCGTTAATCTTGGGAACTTTGAATCGGTACAATGTCGGGTAGGTGTGACTCTGCCTGCATACCTAGAAGAAGCAGAGGAGGCGTTTCAAGTGGCTCAAAGTTTTGTAGACAACAGATTAACGCGGGTTGTAAACGAGATAAAAGACTATAGAGAAAAAGCGCGGGGGGCAGAATGACCGTCTCCAGAAAAGTTTCTGACTTTATCGCCAACGTAAATAAAACCTACGAAAGCACCATAGTTGAAGTAGGGGGAAAATTTGAAGCGTTGAATATTTCAAAATTTAGCAGCGGCATCTTGTCCCTTGATTGTGCGCTAGGTGGTGGGTGGCCTTATGGCCGGATTGGGATAATTGCCGGGATGGAAAGTACCGGAAAAACATTGACGGCAATAAAAGCTATGGCCGAGGTTCAAAAGTACGACCACGACACAAAATTACATAAAGATTTTGTAGACCCCAAAAAGTTTACACCGGGTAGCGCATTTTTTATCGATGTTGAAGGTTCGTTTGATCCAGTGTGGGCAGCCGCAAATGGGTTTGATGACACCCACCACGTAGTCGCACGCCCTGAATACAGCGAGCAAGCAATAGATTTTGCAACTTCGGCTATTGAAGAAGGTTGCTTCGATTTAATCGTAGTTGATAGTATAGCCGCGCTGGCTCCCACAAAAGAACTCGAATCATCATCGGAAGATTGGCAAATGGGTTTAAGCGCCCGGCTTGTAAATAAAGCGATGAGGAAGTGGGTGGGGAAGCTGAACAAAGCGTCCACGATGTATGGCAGCGCACCTCTCGTTTTATGTCTCAATCAATTCCGAATTAACATCGGGCAAATGTACGGCGACCCCCGAGTGTTACCGGGGGGGAAAGGCCAAAGGTTTGCTGCTTCTATCATTCTGTATATGAAATCGCCCAATTATCAAGATTCAAAAGAAAAAGAATTGTCGCAAGTAAAATTATCGGGAGTAGTTGAAAAAAACAAAGTTGCAATTCCGAATCAAAATTACACGTTTGGTTTGTATTTGAAGGATGAGGAATTGGCATCGATTGGCGATATCGACAATTTAAAACAAATGCAATCGTTAGGAAAAAAATACGGTTTAATTGTAGTGGAAGGTGGGAAAGTGAAATTTGGCGAACATACATTTAAAACACAAAAAGCACTTATGGAAAAAATAGGTACCGAACCAGATTTATATCGTTCAATGTGGCGATCAATTGTAAAAGCGGCCACCGGGAGTATCATATAATGGCTTACCCACGATTAACTATTGCCCTATCGACTTATGCAACTAATGTTTATGTCGCCAGTCGATTGCTCGAGTGCATTCGCTCGTTAGAAGCAAGCGGCTTTCCGGGCAGGATTATAGTGGTAGATGACGGATCGAAAGAAAGGCGAAGGGTACGCACACTTACAGCCTCATCGGAGCATTCCACCGAACCCGCCAGAACCATGCCGGTTGAATTGTATCAACGAAGTGAAAACGGGGGCATAGCTCGGTGCAAAAATAGCTGCCTCAAACTTATCGAGGAGGAACCCTACGAAATTGGATTTCTAGCTAATGATGATTTGATTTTTTTTCGTGATTGGTGGGTACCTTATGTGGATGCAATACGGATTACAAAGCACCCCCATTTTTGCTGGTCAGATCATACAAAGGGAACGGCTGCATTTAAATTAAATGAATGTGTGGTGTATAAGACGCGCCAATTGGATGGTCATTTGATGACGTTTACCCCTCAAGTTATTCAAAAGGTTGGAGGATTTCAGGTGTGCGATTCTAAATGGGGATGGTCACACAAACCGTGGACAGATCGAATCAACAGAAAATTCTTTCCGTCAATCAAAAAAGGTCACGGGTTAGATGTGGAAGGTTCTAACAAGGTGGTTTGTTTGCAGCATTCGCCTTCGGCTATAACTCCCCAAGAAAAAGCAGCCGGACGAAAAGTTAAAATCTTGGAGGAAAAAATGTATGTACCGTTGGAGGAATAAACATGGCAGCCGGGGACAAAAAACCTACTGCGCCCCAACTGGGGAATAAAAAGCATTCTTTGAAGTCGAGAACCCTAGCAAGTGAAAAAGCAAGTTCCAAAGAATTAGGGGGGAAGGTGCAGCCAGCCAGCGGTGCGGGGAAGGCACATAAAGGGGATATAAAGTTGGAACATTTTCTAATCGACAAGAAAGAAACTTCCGCGCAATCTATTTTGGTTCACGGAAAAGACCTTACAAAAATAACCAGAGAAGCAGACGGGGAAGGCCGGACACCTGCCTTGCTAATTCAGCTTGAAGGCGTGCCGGCAACTGTTAGCAACCAATGGGTGCTTTTACCTATCGCGAAATTTGCGGAGCTATTCAAATGACTATATCGAAACTTTTGCATGACATGGATGAAACGCGGAAAAAAGAAAAAGACCCTGCACGCTACAAGCATTTGACCAGCGCGGTAAAGTCTTGGATGAAAGCGTGGCCGGCGCAATCAACTTATACGGATGTTTTGCGAGCAAGCCAACTTTACTTTTTATGCCCCCGAGAATTTGTTTTAAATTATTGGCAACCTAAAGATAATCGTGACTTCAACTACAAATCTTATTTGATGATGACCACGGGAACACACCTGCACCATTACATACAAAATTATGTTTTAGGTCCGATGGGTGTGCTGTGGGGCAACTGGGTTTTAACACACAAAAAGCATACGCAAACAGGATTCCACCCTGCCCCAAAAAAAGCACTACAGACCATCTGTAAACAAGGTAATTTACCGTGGGCATATGAAGAACTCGATTTTTATGACGAAGGGTATCGCATCGCTGGGCATATCGACGGTCAACTAGATTTGGCGCGTATCGATTGGTTGCATCATAACTCGGATAAGATGAAAGAAAATCCCGAAGCAGCGTTGCGGGAAATGAAGAAAATTCCTACCGATGAACGGAACCTAATCAATCTTGAAATAAAAACGTGCGGTTCTTGGGTGTTTGAAAATCTTGTAGACTCAAAGTCAATTCCCGAGTATTATAAAATGCAAGCCGAAATATATCAGCACGCAACCGGAGTACACAAAACCGCGTTTTGGTACATAAATCGGGACACGATGGACAGCAAGATTATTTTGTATGATTACAGCGGGAATTGGTGGAAAGACGCAACTCGCAAGGCAAAAATCGTATGGCAATCAATACGGGATGAGACGTTGCCTATATCGGGTATGGCGTGCCACACACCGAAGGATAAACGCGCTAAGGATTGTGCGTTTCGTACACCATGTTTTGATGAAATGGACTTCTCCGAATATGTCAGAAAAGGGAAAGAACAAGCCGAATCGGAGGGACGAAAACTTCTCGATCTTTCCCGCCACACGTTCGATTAACGTAAGCGTAGATCACAATATAAGCATCACAAATTTAAAGGCGGGTTTGGCATATCATTTTTCTCTCGAGAATCAGCAGTGCAGCGAAGGCATTTACAAATCACGGAGTAGGATTAAAATTGATCGCGACGAATGGTTACTAAAACTTTCGGATGGAACTTTAATTTTAGAAAGCCAGATTATCGCCATTCGCTGTATTGTATTCCACCAAATGCCAAAAAATGAGTGACCCCAACTGCTACCCTGAGTATGAGGTGTCGCGTACTTTACTTTTGTCTGCGAATGTAAAACCAGAGCCTAAGCAAAGCACCCGCTTTACTTTGTCGGGACATGCGTACACCGATCCTAAGAAGAAAAAGTATTTGCAGAAATTAGTCCAAGAATTTTTGCGGAAGTTAGATGACAACTTCGCGCCCTTCGAGGGTCAGTTACGGGTGATGGTAGTTTATACTTTCCCGTGGCGCAAATCAGACGCTAAGGTTGCGCGAAATCAATCTTGGGCATATATGAACAAGCGCCCCGATGTTGATAATCTTTTCAAGCCAGTGGGGGACGCTTTACAAACTGCCGGAATTATCAAGGATGATGGTCAAATTGTAGAGGCGCTAGCCCGTAAAATTAGGGCCGAATCCCCCGGTATTTATGTGAGAATTGAGCAGCTAGTGGAACTTATTTAGTACCTTTTTAACCTTAAAACAGGGGTTTTTTGTGTCTACTAAAGTCTTGAAGGGTAAATTGTCGATATAAAAAGAGTTGACAAGGTAGCCCCTACCGGCTAGCATCTAGGGACTCCAAACTTTGTGCTGACGTAGGCACAAACTAAAACTTACTTTTGTGACGGAGTACAAACATTATGGCGAAGGAAAAATCAATGGCGAAAAGAAAACGAAAAACAGCAACCGAAATTATAGAACCACTGGGCGGGCTATCGATGACCAGCGACAAGCTAGTTGAAGTTAGCGGTGTCTGCCTTGACGTTTGGGATGGTTCTGATTCAACCTTTTTACCCATGCTAAAAAAAGATATGTCTGCTAGCGACCGCAAAAAAGCGGTGCGGGGAATCACTAAGCAGGCGTGTTTACTCGCTGATAAACTTTACGCGGTGATGGGTGAGACTCTGTACGAAATCCGTGAAAATTCTTACTGGAAAAATTGGACGTATGAAAGCGTCGATGGCTCCGCCGGTGTTAAAATCAAGTTTAAATCTTTTGAAGAATACTTGGAGAAGGAGTGCGAGGTAAAACGGCGCACTGCTTATTACTATATTAAAGTCTACGAAAAACTTATCGTTGAATTGGGAATACCTCCCCACATCCTTCGGACTGTGGAGTGGTCGAAGGCCAAAGAATTAGTCCCCTACATGGACAAAGACAACTGGAAAGATTTAATCAAAATTGCGAAGGATAAAACTGTCCGGGGGTTGCGCACATACCTTGCCGATTTGGAAGGTGGCGGGGCATTAAAGAGCAAAGCTATCCACACTGATTTAATCAAGCGCTTGAATTTTAATTTAAGTGAAGAACAGCACGAGAACATCTTGCTCGCTTTTAAGATTGCTGCTAAGACGGCAGAAAGCAGTTCACAAGGAAATCTTTTGGATTTAATCTGCACCTCTTACATTGCAGAATCGCCAGACGATTTGGATGGCACGGATGGTTTGTTGGTTCAATTAGACCAGTTGGTGCGATCTGTTGAGCGTAACTTCGGTGTAAAATTAGAACTGGTAGAGGGAGGCTCATCTAAACCGGAATTGATTGGGGCCGGGGTTGGAGAGGGTGGTATAGAAGAATTTTTAGATGAGGAAGAAGTGTAACGATCCTCCCCGTAGCGTGGGGGTTCGGTTTATGTGTTTTCCCGTCCCCCGCGTTACTTTTTTACTTGCAAACTATGTTTGAAAAACAACTTGATGAATTCTATGACTTGCTATCGTCTCCAATTTATTTGTACGTTCGCAAAAACTCAGGCAGATATTTTGTAGACAAAATAACAAAACGAGAAGATCGATTTGAGAGGCACCGATATTTGATCGAAGGAAATCAATGTTCGTGTCTATCGTGGATGAAAGTGGGAAGGTGTAAACACTTAGAATGGCTGCAAGGAAATTTTGATCGACTAAATGGTGTGCCCGCAGCTACCGCCCTAGCCGCACTAAATGATCTGGTGCATCGAAGTACAAAGTTGTTTCCCAAGTCGCACAAAAAATGGTGGGTTGGCGCCGATCAAATTTCTGATATAGTAGCAGCTATCCAGTTAGAAACTATTGAACCTTTGGGATTTTCAAGACTCGTTACTATACAAACTATTAGAAAGTATAAATTAGCTTTTGTTTTTACCTATGAAGAAGGAGGACACTAGACATGGCAGTTAAATCAGAATCGGCACACGTACCTATCACACTCGGAATCGTTACCTTAGTGGGTACCCCCGACAACGCACGATCCATCGTAAACTTTTTTAACATTCAGAATTGCAAAGTTAAAAATTCGGCTACGCTTGATCTAAGTGATAACAGTTGCACTTGCGCAGTCGCTAAGTTTCGCAAGGTGAAAGGTGAATCGGATGGTAGTGGGTGCCTTCACCAATCGTTGATAAGTAAACCCACCGTGTTCCTTGGACACCACCCGGTGGGCGGTGGCGGGATACGGGGAATGTCTGAAACTGAGTTAGCTACTTGTGAAACACAAGCTATTAGCCGCATGGCCTTTGAAGATGTTTTTGTTGTACTACCTCAAAATGTAGGCGGTATTTTAGACCCTCACCTACCTGATTGTCACGCTAGCGATCTTTGCAAATATTTATCAGGCACCTCTAATAAGTTATCCGAACTTTATTCGGGTGACTCAGTGGATTCAACTGAGGTTCACACTATAAATCCGCGCCGGCTTTATCAGGAACTAAACAAAGCTGACTCTTTGCGTGATCCTAGTTTAACTTCAAAATCGGTAATTAACGCTGGCATGAAAGTAGATGCAATAGTTGCCACCGAGGGGGAAAGTAGATACGATGAGGAACTAACCAGCGGGGATTATTTGCACGATGCCCCCGCCACGGAAAAAGATTTGGGGGCTACTCCGTGGAAAATATGCAAACGTCCTAACCCTGCTTCCTTCTATGTCCAGCAGGGCGTATGGGAGCAGGGACTCCGCGCACTCCATAGGGGCAAAAATGTACTGCTGACTGGTCCCTCGGGATGCGGCAAAACAGAATTAGCGCACCTGCTGGCTAAGTCGTTGGGACTCCCCACCGAGAGCGTAAACATGGGTGCAACTACCGAACCCCGAGACGTTTTAATAGGTACGGTAGAATTTGATCCTAAGCAGGGCACACACCTTTGTAGGTCAAGGTTTGCTCGTTTTGTGGGTAATCCATCCGGCATGGTTTTACTTGACGAAATTACACGAGGTGGCCGGGACGCAAACAACATATTACTTCCACTGCTTGACCGCCAAGCGTACATTGCAATTGATGAGGAAGAAGGTGGTGCAATAGTTCGTCGAGGTGACAATATGTCCATTGTGGCCACTGCTAACATTGGTATGGAATACACTGGGACTGAAGCGCTAGACATTGCTTTGCAGCAACGATTTCAGGTGGTGATCGATTTGTATTTTCCACCCATCGAATGGGAATCAAAAGTGCTACAAGGTAGAACCGGAATTGACGCTACATCTGCAAATGTGTTGTGTACAATTGCCAACCAGCAACGAGTGCTGCAAGATGCTGGTGATTTTGTTGCTAATGTTTCAACCAGAATGTTATTAGAAGCGTCTGAATTAGTTGTCGATGGGTTTGATTTACTTACCGCTTGTCAGTATTCTATACTAAACAATTTTAGTAACGATGGTGATGAGGCAAGCGAGCGGTCAAGGATTTTGCAAATCATACAAAAACACGTAGGCTAAAATAGATAAACCTTTAAAGGGAGGATAAACACATGGCATGGAATTGGTTTGAACCTATCGATTGGGACGGGGACGGTAGCGATGATTATTACGATTCCTCTATGCACCAACTCGCAACCAACGACTCTATGATGCGCGGCTCCCGCTTATCTTCGATGTGGGGCCAATATTCGCCCTCGCAAGATCGGGAGACAGCAGAGGCAACCGCGCAGGATATGTTGCGCATTAGAAATGCGGTTCGTAGTTTGTTAAAAGTACATGGTTTGCCTACCGGCACTTCGATTGAACTAGCAACCATTGGTCAACAGGCTATGGGATGCTGTACCTTTAGGGACCAAGACAATAAAGAGCGCCCACTAATTTTATTAGATAAATCTATCTACGATTCTTGTGATGGAGAATATCAAAAAGCGTTAGATATTTATTGTGGAATCGGTTTACATGAGGCTAGCCATGCAAATCACACGCGACTACTTTTTGATCTTCAGGATTTAGCAAATAGCGAACGGAAAGAGGACTGGTGTCACGACGAGTTTACCCGCCCTTTCAATGTAGGCTTAGCCGGTCGTGTCGCAATTTTTGCTGGACTCTTTGAAGATGAGCGAATAGAAAATCTTATACGGAAAGAGTCCCCCGGTTTTGTCGCATACGTTCAAGCGGCAAAGCGCGCCATCTTTGAAACAAAATCTTTTGGGGAGGCGTTGGGTCTGTGGGACACGGCAAATGATATGGATCGTTTGACTATGCTTGCCTTTGCATTCATTCGATGCCCCCATGTCGTCAAGGACAAGCAGAAAACATTTTCCCTAATCGATGGCAAGGTACCGTGGGACGATTTTAGAACCATGTTTGCATCGGTCCCTGCTTCAGAGTCGCAAGTGGTAGTTGCAGCCCGAAAATTAGAGTGCTATTTTGATAAAGCACGGACCCTATACAGTGATGCAATTAAAGAGACTTTAGGCGAGACTGCGGAGACACGTAATGATGCGGAGGAAAATATAAAAAGTCTTTCGGAGGATGAGCAAGAACGTCTTAAAAGGTTGTTGGCTCAATTCGATGCCGATGCCGCCGATAAAGACTATCACCACCAATTGAATGAACTGCAAGATCAAGCAGAGGGCATTCATAAGGAAATTAGCGGCGATTCGAAAAGTCAAACACCGGAGCAAATTGCCGCCGCGATTAAAGATGACCAATTAAACGATAAAGATGACAGTAAAATTGAAAAGCTGAAAGCTAACGAGGAACTTGTTCACGAACTACGAAAGGGGCGATTTAGTTTACTCGATTTACAGGAAGCATTGCGCCAAGCGTCTACGGTTACGGATTGCCTTAATGTGGCGGAAACGCGGGAAGTCCATCGCAACGAGGAGCAGCGCATAACTTTTCTTGAAGATTGGGAATGGGGTGACATACTACCACGTAAAAATGTTGTAATACATCCTAAACCCGACCGTAGCAAATATAAGGTTTACAAAGATTCGGTAGCAGACGAGATACGCCGGATGCAAAACATTTTTCGGTTACGGTTAGGGACTCGGAAGCACCGCGAAACAGAACGTAAATCGGGGCGTATTCATCGACGCCGGTTAGCTCGCAGCAAATCTACAGATCGATTGTTTTATCGCAAGACGGAAAAACAAGATCAAGGGGTGGCCCTATGCTTACTTCTAGACGAATCGGGGAGTATGGGGCGTGCCGAGCGTTTGGGGATGCCGTCGAGTGACAGAGGCCGCAAGGCAGCCGCCACGTTGCAAATTGCCGTTCTAATGGCCGAAGCATTGAAAGGTGTTCCCGGTGTTGAGTTGGAAGTGTATTCGTACTCGAGTTGCGGTGCTTCCCACCAGGATAATCAAGTAAAATACCTGTACGGAAAATGCAATCCGGATGCCGCCAGTATTGCAAACTATACTGAGGACGGCATGGAAAATTATGATCACCTTGCAATTAAAACTGCGGTGAACTTATTCAAAACAAATACGGTAAACAAACATCGTATGATGATAGTTATTTCTGACGGCCAACCGTGGGGCAACAATTACGGCGGGGATGATGCCAACGAAGCGACTAAAAAGGAAGCGTTGGCAGCCGAGAAAGCAGGTGTCAAAATCTTCCACATAGCTATTGAGAATTTCAAAAATGATAAAATGTTTAAGCACTCGATTAAGTTTACCGACATACCTGAGTTGATGAACCAGATGCGCCGAATGATAACCCGACTGGTTACGGAGGCTACCGAATAACGTGCCACGAGGCGACCACGTATCGATTTGGTTTGCAAACGAAGATCGATGGTTGTTTGAAACCATCGAAGCGTTACAAGATAGTTTCTTAGACGCGGGATTGCCTATAAGTAAATCGCAACTTATGGTGGCAATCATAAAATGTGGGATTACAGAATATGCCAAGCAAACGAAAGATAAACTTTCGGAATAAAGATGAGTGGTTGGTTACGCTTATCGATGGTATTGTAAGCACCAAGAAAAAGTTGGGGTTTAAAACATCGTTTAGTTACGAGTTGGTACGATTAGCGAAGAAAGGTTTGATTGACAGCGCAGAGGGTGCGGCTATTGATCGAAAAGTGATAGATGATATTGCCAAAGGCTGATCTAAATGATTTTGTAGCGTTTGTTAAACGTGGGTTTGGCGTGTCGGCTACGCTTCACGATTCCCCAATGCAATCGGAATACGCTCGATTTATGTTAGGGGGCAGATTGTTTATTGTGTCGGCCTATGATGGCTCTGAAAACTTGTTAGAAATTTTGAGTGGTGACAAAAACGGTTTACAGGAACTTGGGAAAACTTGGATGGCCTACATCTACGACACCGAAAAAGAAGATGACGATATAGAACTTTGAAAGGCCGGAGCGTTAAACATGAAATCGAAACATATGGGGAATAACCCAGAAGATATGCAAGACATGATCGATGAGTGGAAGGACATTCAACGGCGCAAATTTCAGGTTGAAGAAGCAGAAAGTCGATTAACACAAAAATTGGAATCGTATGTTGGAGATCAATTAGCGCCTTCGTTTATTTTCACCGGCATCACTTCGGAGTTGGTACTTAAACCAAGATTAAATGTGACGTATAAAAAAGAGCGAGGTGAAATTCATCCACTAGAGAAACTACAAACAGAATTTCCCGATCTTGCATCGATGGTCCGTGCCAGCTATAGTGAATCCGGTTCAAAGATAAAACTTTTGCTTTTAAAGTACCACGAACCCAACCACGGCAATCTCTCAGCTAAGAACACCGCGTTAGCAGAAGAATTGATACAGCACCGAAAAGTTAAAAAAGGTAAGCCTACCATCAGTATTCAGGATGCAAAAAATGACCCCCCAAGTATTTAGCGATGTTGAGCGCAGGTTAGATGGTTATTGCGTGATGGTGGAAAATCTTTCGGGTTGGAATATTGCACCTGCCCACACGCCGACCGAGTACGTATTCCGTACGTTTGATGATGCTCTAGATTATGGCGACCAAGCGGTGGGTGACCACATCGGATGGAAAATCATTCCGTTTTTCGTAGGCCGGCGGCACGAAGAAAAAAACTTTGGGAATTTTAAGTTTTGCCCTTAAAACACGGTGTTTTTGGGGTGTTTTCGGACTAACTAAATTAAAGATGGGGTTGCAACCTAGCCGATATAAGCTAAGATGGTGGAGTATCTGACCTATGACTTTTGGAGGACAAACCTATGGACTACTTACAAATTGCCGACATGCTGAACAAACATCCGAAAGCAGTGCGCCAAGCGGTCGCATACCTTGAGGCTCGCGACACGGTTTTTAATTACAGCGAGACCTCTAGTGGACGGAAGATCTTTTCTTCGGACTGCATCGAGAAAATCATTTGTGGATTCGGACTGAACCCCGACGACTACGCAGGGAAGGGCTAAGCTAAACGATTTGTACCTTTTGTAAATCTTTTTGTTGGAGGACAGAAACATGATAAACCAAAAACAGTTTATAGATTACGATGCAATCCCGTTAGCCGTTGAGCGTGTGAATGAAATGCGCGCTTGGGTAAATCGGATTGCGCCTTATGTTAGCGAAGCTATCTTCGGC